ATTGCAGTTACTTTACGATACCATACACTCATAGTTAATAGCCGTTATCGTCATCATCATTATAGCTATCTTCACTATAATCATCAAAAGGTTCTTCGTCGTCATCGTTGTTTTCTAAAAAATTATCCATAGCATCTGCAAGATAATCACAATGATCAGCTATCTCTTTGGCCGCTGGTTTTACTTCCATGCCATAATCAGCTAGGTGATAAACAAACTTATTAGCGAATTCAGGTTTATCTTTTTCACTCATAAATTCTTTAGCTTCATCATACAGATTAAACAATAATTCAAAATCTCCATCTGTTATATTCATTCTTACTCCTCGGTTACTTCAGGTGCTTCTATTTCTGGAAGGGCGTCTTGCACATCTTGCGGTTGCTTTTCCCATTCGTTCATTACTAGAGCTAGATGTTCTGCTTCATTACTTGCCCAGGCTTTACGAAACTTTGTTAATACTTCACCAGTAACAGGACTAGTATATTCTAATCTGTTTCCAGTCTTTTTGAGGGCACCTTTACCTTCAAAGAAGTCTACCAAACCACTGTAAGGACTCATTCCTGTTTCATAAGGAATTTCTACTTGTACACTTTCAAATGGTTTACTATATCTTGTTTTCATTACTTTACAGGCCGCTCTAATACCATGTACTTCACTGGTCTTATTACCGTCTGCATCAACTTTTAATTTAAGTTTTCGCATTGCAATAACAATACTACTTGCATATATAAAGCCTTGTCCACCAGATATTTTATCATCTGGATCAAACATATCTTGTGAAGCATACGTATGATTAGTACATACCATACCCACATTATATTGTCCAAACATATTAACTGTGTTTCTAACTAGTGATGTTAGTGCTTTAGGCTTACGACCCATATCACCTTTCATATCACCTTTTTGAAACTGATCAACATCTGTTGGTGTTAGTAACATACCCAAACTGTCTACTACAAACAATACCTTAGGACGATCTTCTTCATTTGCTTCAGCATATTCTGCTTTATAATCTCTCATAAAGTCACTTACTGTTTTAGCAACATCATCAATCATACTCATGTTTAGTTTTAGTAGTTTTTCTGGATTTGTATCCACATCCAAGGCGTGTAGCCATTTCTCATCTAGTGCGTTCTCACTATCAATAAGAATAACAAATATGCCTTGATCTTGTGCATTTTTTACAATATTGCCGGCGGCAATAAATGATTTACCAGCACCTGATTCTCCTGCAAGTACTGTAACTTTACCTAGTGGTACACCTTTATGAAAGTCATCACTGATAAGTTTGTTTAATGTGTAATTTCCTGTAGATATCCAAGTGTCAGGATCATTAAAGCCTACTGAAAGACCTGGAACTGACTTTGTAATACTTTTACGGAACTTACTTACGTCAAATGGTTTTGCCATATGTTTTTTCTCCTGTTAAGAGAGTGTAGCCGAAGCTACACTCTAGATTTAATTACTGCTTTCTATTTCTAATAGCCGCTAAAATGTCTTGAGCACTTGGTGCATCACCTGCTGGAGCCGCAGTAGCAGTTGCCATTTCTGGTTGCTTGTTTACTGGTGCTGGAGCTGGTTGTGGTGCTGGCGCCGGAGCAACGGGTGCTACTGGTGCCGGTTGAGGTGCTGGTTGCGGTGTACTAGCAGTAGTTTCAATTACCTTAGCTTCTGGCTTAGGTGAACTACCACTTGGTGCATCTACACCATATGGACGGTAATAAGAACCAAAACGTTCTGGATCATATAGTTGTCCATCAACACTCGCTTCAAACATTTCAAAAATTGCATTTAGCGATTCTGCATCTGGCTTCTTAGGAAGGAAGTCATTTAGATTAAACAAACCATGTTTTGCAATAGCATCACGTTCTGCTTGATCTAGACCACGTTCTCTACGAGCCCAATTAGATGTTGAATAATCAGCATACTGACCTTTGGTAGATTTCTTAACTGTGAAATCAGTACCTGCTTCAAAATCAGTTGGGATCTCCTGAAATTCAGGATCCATCAATGCTGAGCTGATAATTTTATAAATCTGAGGTGAAATAACAAATCGTCTGATTGGATTTTCTGGAAGACTGTCTTCCTGCATATCACTTGCAGTTACAAAACCTTGGAAAATGTACGAACGTTTTTTCCAATACTTACGACCCATGTCTTCCATAGTCGTATCTTTAAACCAAGGACGGATTTCTGCATGAACTGGGCATTGTTCTCCCCACATTTCCACACATGGAACCTGTACTGTTACTGGTTTAGTTTCGTCTTGACCCTTTACACCAGGAAAACTCAAACGAATCATTTGTCTTTCTTTCCAAAAGAAAGTATTGTTCTCGTCTGCGTCTGGTAAGAATCTAAGTGTTGCTGATGTGCCCTCTGGTATGTTCCAGTGAGCGAAGATGGCGTTATCTGACGCCATGCTAGAGCTTGTGCTCTTCTTGTCTTGTGCTTGTAATTTAGCACGGATATCTGCTAAAGATGCCATAATGTATCTCCTTTATTAGCCTATAATAGTAAGTTAACTCAGTGTTAACTTTTTGGTGTAATCTATTAGATTACGTTTGCCTTTGTTAGCCTGTACAGTATACAGTTTATAGTACTTACTGTCAAGTACTTTTTACGCAACTTTTCTACGTAAACTTTTTACCGATGATTCTACAATACTTTCTGCTGGTACTGCTTCTGTAGACGGTGCTTTATAATGCTTGTCTAAGAATATAGCCATCTTGTTTACCAATAATATTTGTTTTTGTGATAAACGATGTAATTCACTACCAACTAATTGTAAATAGTTAAATGCTTCATCATTCTTACTGTTTATAGCAAGGTATGATAGTAAGCTACTTAATTTTGCTTGAGCACCCATTCCACCTGAATATTTAACAGGATCTTCGTTATTTGGATGATCCGGATCTGCTGGATCAATATTAAGTTTAAAATCAACCTTATCTTTAATCATTCCGTATAACTTCATGATTGCGTCGTTTACCATATCATCCATAGAATCTGCTTCCTTTACTATACGAGCTACTGTTTCAAGAACTGCATTCATATCTGCATTCTTAAACGTATTGTACATGAATTTATCCGCAATGTCAACCGGTTTATCTGAATTTTCAACGATTGGAGTTTTAGCTTCAAAATTACTGTAACCTCTTGATGTTTGTAAACTTTCTACAGTATGTTTTAAACCTTTTAATTTGTTCTTACAAGTTTCTACAATTTTTTCGTTAGTTTCGTTAACTAATTTATTTGAACGAACGTGTTTAACAAATGTATTTACTTGAGATATTTCTTCACAAAGTTGTAAAATTGAT